GGCTGCAATCATAGCCGCATAGTTAGGATCAATATTGAACCTACGACTCTGCCCACCCGGATATACCATCACAAGATGATTACCTTTATGGAAACTGTCCATCCAGTCACTATCGTATTCTGCAATAGGTACATACCTATTGCCTTTCTTTTCGTAATAAATCTTTTTCATATTATGTCCACAAACTATCACGAATTTTAATTAAACGAATCATCATTTCTTCATCTTCTTTGTCGTAGGCTTTTTCAATCTTGGCTAACAACTTATGAGACTTTTCACGCACTTTAACATCAGCAGGTTCTTTTGAACTCATACCAATCCAGCTATCACCAAACTGACTACGCAAACTATCACAGTATTCACTCCAACCACTTGCGTCATATGGGTCAGGACGATTGCGATATGTAACTGTCCACCATGTATAAAGTTCTTTAATCTCTTTAGCCCGTAGTGCTTGACCAGTAGGCTTACCATAGTTAGGATCAGTTTTTTCAACCCAATCACTATTAGTTAGAGTCATTGACCAGTCAAGATGATCGATACCTGCCCGAGGGCAACGCCAAGTGCGCCAGCGCCACCAACCACTAGCATAGAAAGGAGGATCATATTTAGCACGATCTTCCTTGCTTCCCCACGCAATGTGGCTCCAGGCTTGTTCGATTTCGACAAAATCAACCAACTCATTAAATAAGCATGGAAGGAAGCGATTGCCAACATCACTCCAAGAGCCAGGCTTAATATCACAGTGATGAGCGGTGAGAGCATGAGTACGAGTAACATACCGGTTATTAATGTAATACTTGACATCATAAATCTTTCTAATAGGATAAGTTACAAAATCTTGTAGGTGACCAAGACCTTCTTCGGCAATCCACCAACGAATAGGATAATCACGTTTCGCACGAACTTGCCATTCATACCATTCTTCACTGGTACCAGATTTTAGTTTAGTGGTACCGCGAATCCAGTCTGCAAAGGGAGTACAACTCCAATAGTTACTGTGTTGTGCCATTTTTAAATACCTCTGGGTTATCTTCTACTAATGCAATCAATGCGTGAGTTTGAAACTTAACCTGTTCCTCAGTCATTTTTAGATTATAAGCATGGTCTAGAATATGTAACACTTCATGCCACAATGCAATTTTTTTAGTTTGTTCAGTGAATTGATCACCAATCCAAATCTCTTGATCATTGAATCGTGCTAGACCAATTGTACCTTGCATTTCTTCCGGTGTCTTATACAAGACTTCGTATGTTAATCCGCAAATTTTCAATTTCATTTTATTCTCCTAATTTTTATCTTCAAAGTCAAACATTTCTCTAATAGATTTTATATACTGTGTTGGTAACGCACTAAATGTAGAAGCCTGTATAATTATAGTACAACAATCATTAATAATCAACTGGGCAAATTTGTTATCTACTTTAGTTTGATAACTTTTATAGGTAGGTTTTAGATTAGGAAAATTGTCCCTTACATACTGCTCGGCAGCTTTCTTGTGTTCTTGTATTCTTTTCTCAATCATTACTTCCCAGGTATCACTGCATCTGCAACTGCACCCACTGCCTTCGCTGTAACTTTCACTCCTGTCGCTACCACAGTAACACCTGCGTCAGCAACTGCTACTACTGCACAACCGTGCAATAATAAGCAACATGTAATCAAAATATATTTCATGCTAGTACCCCTACATAAGGACTGTTAAGCCATTTCGCATAAGTTTCTGCATTCTCTGCAATTTTGTTCAATTCATACTTACCACAAAACTTCATCAAGTGAATTCCAACTTGAGGAATAGTTGTTGTACGCACTCCCTCACGGATGTTTGTATCTACTGACAGTTTAACATCTTCGGGCTGTGCTGTCAAGTCAATCAATACCCGATTACGTTCATATGCGTCACGCACACGGACCTCAACACCTTCGTGATCGGTCCACCGTTGCAACATTAGATTGTTATAGGTGTAGCCTTGTTTTTCACGGTCAGCATAAGCCTCAATCAATCCAGCTTTCTTTTGTGTGCCTTTCTCACGCACACCGGGAAAAGCACTGAATACGTTGTCGGTTGCGTCACCGCGCATACATTTTTTGAATAGCAAATATTGTGGATCCTCAAGTAGTTTAGGATTCTTTTCCTTATCTAGGACCTGCTTACCCTTGTCATTGAAATAACCTTCAAGTGTAATTAATTCACCACTGACGCCATTGTATTGCTTTACCTTAGGAGTAATCAATTGGACATAGTCTGTGTCTGAACTGATGATAAAATGTTCATCATCGGGATGCAAGTGAATGAAACGGGCAATCAAGTCATCAGCCTCAGCCTTTGGATCACGAAGGACACTACAGTTTGTTTTCTCTTTAAGATAGGTTGTGAAGGCTTCGTATGTTTCCCAGAACATTTTGTTTTCTTCAACCTCAGCCTCAGTCTGAGACAATGTATCTACTACACGATTCTTTTTGTACGGAGTGTAGTAGTCTTTGCGCCAGCTACGACCTTCTAAACAGAACACTACGTGGTCGATGCCAAACTTACGCACAATTTGATTAGTGCTAGCCATTGTAAGATGTATTGCCATTCCAATCTTCTCGTCCACTGTACTATTGCGTGATGCAATGTGACGGGCACGAAAGAAAGTATTTGCGGTATCGATAAGTGCGTATTTCATTTGTTTACGAATTTTATAGTAGACATGGGTGCAGATACAAGTGAAAAGGGAACAACAAATCCCGCATACTCTTTCCACTTAGATCCCTTTGGGATACCGTCTCTATCAAACGCTAATTTCAACGGAGAACAGGTATTAGTAGGCCAATTACTATATACAGAGTAAGGAATTAACATAAAATACAATTTGTAATTGTCTTGCCTAGAACAAATACAAACTCTAAGTGTGCCTGTTTTGTTGTTGATGCCACCTAAACTTACTTTAAGTTCTTTAATATTATTGTTAATACTGGTCATGACAAATTTACCATCAGTGCCATCTTCCCAATCCATTGCCATACTATTTAATGAACATTTCTGAGTAAACGACATGAACATAGATAATGCGTTTTCCCATATAGAACCCATTGCAATTTCACCAGAATTGATATGTTGTAGCATAAGTTTTTTATCATGTTTGTCATATCCTCGGATAGCTAACAAATCAAACAGAGTGGGATCATTCTCTAATTTTTTACGGTAAAAGTTGATATCCATGATTAATGATTGAAAGTGTAAAATGTTATTATAGTTCAAAACTAATTTATTGTCAACTACTATTTAAGTAGTATTTTTGCAACATCCAGCCGTGCAAATACACTATCACCAAAGTTCCAACCTTCAGGCATAGACGTTTGCATGTCCAATTCGTTGTCTAATAGTTCTGCTTCCTCATTAGTAATCAATACAATAGCTAAATTGTTTTTAATCATCTGTGCTACTTCGGTAACACTACGTTTTTCCATAGTCATTGTAACCGCTTGATTGAAAACCATGATACAAGGAACAATGTGTTCTCGGTATGTATTTTCTTTTGTCCGCTTTACTGATTCACCAATGGTAATCAAGTGGTCAATACTGTCACCTTCAAGTAATGCACGAGCATTCTCTAAACCAAACCCATCTTCGTTATCAATAAAATAACGGAATCTTTTGGCAATCTTCTCAAAGATATTGCGTTCGGACACTTCACGCGGAATCGGCTTAAGTGCTTGTCCGCGGACCTTCTTTACAATCGTTTCAATGCTTTCAATAGTATTGATAATAATCCAAAAGTTTTCAAGGATATCTCCATCAAACTTGATATTAACAAAGTCCTTACCATCTTTACGTTGACTACGTTTACCGGGTAATTCAGTAAACCCTTGGCTCAGCAGGCGCTCACGAATGTCGTTAACATCTTTAAGATTGGCTCCAAATCCCATAGCATAGTTATTTTTTCTGATAAGGCAACGTATGCCGTTATTAGTGTATAATACTAAACTGCCTTGGTCTTCATATACACGATCGGTATAGCCGCGTTCCTCACATGAAGATTTGAACAAGTTAAATGATATTGCAGACATATATTTACTAAGTTATAGAGTATTATATACCCAAAATCATTAATTGTCAACCTTTTTAACTGACTTCTGTACGTCCATCACCTAAATCCTTAGCACGGACCACTCTCATTTCTGAGGCCATTGTACGATTTTCTGGATCAGCCTGTTGCTGTTCATAGAGTTCAAGTGCTACATTGCGACATACCGATTGAAACCAGCGTTCAACTATAATAGTATCTGTATCGTCATCACGAATCTTATATCCTGCACGAATTAGATTTAAAATAAATTTATCATTCCAATCAAGTTCAAACGCTCCAGTGTTAATATCATATGGATCAAGTTCCATCTTTAGTATATTAACATACGGCAAACCCAATTCATCTGCTTTTGCTTTATCAGATACAGTTGGTTGTTCCTTCTGTGCCTTAGGTTTGCGAGGTTTCTTTACCTTAGTAGTCTTGGGTGCCTCTACCACTGGTTCTGGCTTTTTACCAAATAATCTATCAAATAGTCCCATGTTTATATCTCTCAAATAATTTAAAGCTGGCAAGATTCTTTGCCTTTGATTCACACATTATATCAAAGTTATCACAGAATGTCAATGCCCAATCATTCACCGCGTCATTCCAGTAATAGTCACTATGTGCCCTGAGTTTCTGTTTGCTATGTCCTTCATTAATCAGCGCACCATGATCGGGTAAGACATGTCCGGGATGTGATCCGAGTACATCTTCGCGGCTAACACTGTAATGCATAGTAGGGCGAACGCCACGCCAACTGTCAATAACACGCTGTACAAGCGGATCATTAGGTTGAATGTATGTTCCTTCACGTATCCAATTATGGTGTATGTCCATGACCGTAGGTACGAGGTCAGATAATGATAAGCAGTCAAGTAGTCCATGTGTATATTCCTCATTCTCTAGTGTAAGTGTGTTACGGGCTTCGGGCGACAGACGATTGTACACATCACGAATGCCCTGTGGACCTTTACGACCACTGATGTGTACATTTACTTTGAAGTCTTGAAATGTCTTGCCGTAGCCCATCCAACGAACTATGTCAACATGATATTCAAATTCTTCTATACTCTTATTTACTACTTCTTCACGGTCACTTGCTAAAACTGTAAACTGACCTGGATGAAATGAAAGGCGAACATCATTAGTACGTGCAGTTTCACCAATGGGCGCAAACCATCGTGCTAGACTATCTTGCATTGTTTTATCTTGCCAAAAATCGTGCCAGCCGTCCATTGTATAGAAAGGCAACATATCTGATGTAAGACGAACCATGCGTAGTTCGGGTCGTAGTGTTGCTACCTTTTTAACTAGATTGTGTGTATGCAGAATGTTTTGCTTTGATACATCAAGTATCTTTTCTTCTGCGGCACTACGAGATTGTCGGTTAATCCATGCACGGGTTGTACCACCTGTGTTAAGTTCTTTGATAGAACATACTTCACCCTTGCTGTTTAGTTCACTAAATTTGCAAGCAAAACCGATGCGTTTGATAGATTGATTTGTCAAGGTAAAAGCCCAAAGTGATAAATAATACATGAGTATAACATATTCACGCAATAAAGTCAACTATTTACGGACAACATGAGATTTACCGAATTTATATCCGAAGCTGGTAGCCCTGCTCAACAAGCAGCAATAGCCATTGCCATGAAGAAAGCTGGAAAGAAGCCAAAAGGTGTGGCGGAGGCTGTTG